AAGAACGAATGGTATCACCAAGATCAGGATATGAAGGCATATGCTGACACTATTGGTGCTGGTTACTATCAACAGAATCCCTCTAAATCTGTGCGGGATGTTTATGAGTATGTAGCCAAAGAAGTGAAAGCCAGATTTCCAGAGAAGTTTGGTGGTAATCCAAAGAGGAGTCAACCTAGCCCTGTAGAGGGTGCAGGTAAAGGTAGGACTGGACATTCAAGTACCAAGTACTCAGTTAAGGATCTACCTGAAGAAGATCGTCGTATCATGGAGACTATCGTGCGTAGTGGTACTATGACGAAAGAACAATATCTTAAGGACTACTTCGGATAAAGCCGAGATAAAGGAGAGTATGCTATGAGTAACGTAAATACCGTAAAGAAGACCAGAGGTCGCCCAAAGGCAGAGCGAGCAGATCGCCCAACGCGAGTACCCATGAGTGGGCAACGTATGCGTATGCACATCGAGGAAGAAGACAAAGATCCTGCATTTCATTATGCGTGGATTAACGATCAGTCAGGTCTTATTCAACGTGCAAAAAAGGCTGGTTACGAGCATGTACTAGTCAGTGAAATTCCGCATTGGGGTGATACCAGCGTGGATTCAGCTGACGCTACATCTTCCGTAATTTCCATGCCGGTTGGAGGTAAGACTATTGCTTATCTTATGAAACAGCCGATGGAATACTATGAGGAAGACCAAGATGAGATGAACTCTCTGATTGATTCTCGTGAAGCAGACATGAAAAAAGAACTGAACAGCGGGAAAGGCGGAACTTATGGCTCGGTTGACTTCGAGTAAAACTCCTTCTATCTCCTGTTCAAATTATTTCTATAAATAATAGGAGATACAAAAATGGCTAATATTGATCGGCCTCGGGGATTTACCCCGGTAAAGCACAGTGATGGGTCGCCCTATCGCGGTGAAACACAAACAATCCAGCCTAAGGATGGCGCTGATATTTATATTGGCGATGCTATTACGTTGGATACAGGATTTGCAGATAGGTTTGCCTCAGGTGATACGTGTCTTGGCGTCTGTGTAGGGGTTGGTAAGAAAGATCCCAATACAGGGTATTATGCTTCTGCAGCTAATCCAGAGAATCTTAATGAGATCTGGTACGATGATTCAGATCATACTCATACGGATTTCGTAATTTATTACGTTCCCGCCGAAGGTATGGTATTTGAGTGTCAGAGTGCTATTGATGCAAGTGCTGCTGTTAAAGGCACTGTGTATGATGTAGCAATTGCAGCTGGTGTCGCTGGGCGTTCTGGTATGGAGTTGACCACAGATAGTAATCATGATCTTGTGGTCTATGAGATTCCTCAGAAAGTGGGCAATGATCCTACTTTGATTCATGCCAGTTATCACGTTTACTTCGCCTAAAGGAGGTTATATAAATGCCTATTACATCTAGTAGCTTTGCAAAAGCATTGTGGCCCGGCGTTAATAGCTGGTATGGACAAGCTTACAATGAACATAAGGTAGAGTATACCGACCTGTTCAAGACCTCAACTAGTCGAAAGGCTTGGGAAGAGGATATGGGGACCAGTATGTTTGGTCTGGCAGCAGTTAAACCCGAAGGCTCCAGTATCACGTATGATACTGCCCAGCAGGGTTTTCTGACTCGTTATACGCATGTTACGTATGGTCTGGGTTTTATCATTACTCGTGAGATGGTCGATGATGACCTCTACGATGTGATTGGTAAGAAACGTGCTCAGGGTCTTGCATTCTCTATGAGGCAGACTAAGGAAATCGTTGCGGCTAATGTGTATAATCGTGCTCACAGTGCATCTTACCTTGGTGGTGATGGTGTTGAGTTGTCTAGTTCCTTACATCCCAATGTAGCTGGTGGTACTTATGCAAATGAGACTACTGCTGCTACGTTGAGTGAGGCTGCTCTTGAAGATTTGAGTATTCTCATTATGAAGGCAACTAATGATCGTGGTCTTACTATTTCCTTGATGGGCGAGACTTTGATTGTTCCTCCGGATCTGGTCTTTGAGGCTGATCGTATTCTTAATTCTCCGCTGCGTGTTGGTACTGCGGATAATGATCTGAATGCGCTCAAGAACATGGGCAAGTTCCCCGGTGGCGTGAAGGTTAATCATTACCTGACTTCGACTACTGGGTACTTTATCCAGACTAATTGTCCGGATGGTATGAAGCACTACGAGCGTCGTGGTGATGACTTCACGATGGATAATGACTTCGACACTGACAATGCCAAGTACAAGGCGACTGGTCGTTACAGCTTCGGCTGGACTGATCCGCGTGGTCTGTACTGTAATGCCGGTGCTTAAGCATTAAGTAAGTAAGTAAGTGGGTAGCCTCCTCATGGTGGGGAGGCTACTCTTAATCCCTATATATCTACTCTCAGGAGTAGAGTTGACTTAGCCCTGAAGGCTAAAGGAAGGAGAATATATTATGAGTACTACACATTTTAGTGGGCCAGTTGATATTGGCTCAGGCAAGTATGAAGCAATCAATGGTACAGCAAAGACTATTACTTATGCTGATTCAGGAAAGACGTTCTTGCTTGGTGGCACGGGCGTTGCTATCACTATGCCTGCACAGAAGGCCGGTTTTAACTGTAAGTTTGTAGTTGACGCAGTATTTGCTACGGATTATGTTATTACATTCCCAACAGCAGCTTGTGCCGGACCTATTATTGAAGCAGGTGTTATTCAGACCTGTACTGGTGCAACTACTCTTACTCTGGAAGATGACGCAGAAGCTTTAGGTGATGTGCTTACTGTTGAGTATACTGGGACATTGTATGCAATTACAGGCCAGTTCCAGACGGCTGCTTCTATTACTGTAGCTTAAAATAAATCAGGATATAATTAGGGGGATTGTCGAACAGGGATGTTCCGTTTAATAAAACAAACTAATCTCTCTTGAG